TCACCTATCCCCCAATCCATAGGTTGCGAATTGGATACTTGTATCTTTCTCTGCATCTCTCGTAATTGTTTTATTGTAGCCGTTGCGGCCGGATTTACGTCAAACGGGATACTGTCGGCATTACCAACACTTGTAATCAAATCAAACAATATACCTGTTGTAGTTAAACCGTTAAAAGGATAAACAAAATCTGCATTTGGTTCTTCGGGTGTCGGTACATTAATTGCAACGCCGAAAAGATATTCATTGCCATCTGGATTGAAGAATACACCTACCGTATTAAGCCTATATCCGACAGCCAGTTCGCTATTATCAATACTTCCTTCAATTTTGATTGTTGTTTCATTTTGCTTTGTCACTCCACTAACAAGCGTTTCTTGTTTTATGTCGCTTAAGGTAGTTAGAGCTTCCAATTCTGACTTTTGATAGATTCTTGATGATGTGACAATCCTTGTAAATGGTGTTTGTGATTGCACAATACTTTCTCCATTAAGAATTCTAGCAATCCATTCATGCCCTTTTTTAGTCGTAATAAGGTTTGAAAAGTTCGCCATACTCTTAACCTCCTTCCTCTATTCTGTGTTCAATTACTTTAATAACCGAACCTGACGAAGCGACTTTCATATTAGTAGTGATTTCTGTTTTGAAGTCTTGCACAATCGTATAATGCTTAACTGTATTTATCGTTGTGGCAAATTCGATATAACCTCTTGCGTAAATATGAATTTTATTTGTTGACGTTATAACTATGTTTGCCGGTATAATATTTCGTAAGATAAATGCTAAATCGCTAAGTATTCTTGCATCCGCTTTAAAAACTACTATTTCCATCATGTAGTCCTTAAAATTCGGATTTACTTCATAGTTGCCACCTGTCAAAATTTCAAGTTGGCTAATTAAGTAACGATAGCTGTAAGGCGTTTTTTGATTCCATCTTACAAGAATACGGTTACGGCGTGACTCCAAATCTTCATCCGGCAAAGGCGTAATGTTTAATAGCTTCTCATATCGTCTTAAACCTTCTTTTTCGGCTGTAGTGATATAAAGATTATTACGCATTAAAGCATCTGCTTCACGAAGTAAGTCGAATTCAGGATTTTGAGATTCAGTTATTTTTTGGATTTCATCATATTGTTGCATCGATGGTGGCAATCTCGCAAGTAGGTTTACAGGTGATTCATTCATATTTCAATACCTCCAAACACAGGAATTGAATATTTATCGATTTCAAGATTTTCAGCTTTACCATTTATGGTAGTTCCTTTTATATCAACAATACCTTGAATGGCTAGAATTCTACTATCAATATGACTTATTCTTATTACCAATGGATTTTCGAATAAGCCTAAAGGGGTTAGTACGTCTTGTTTATCCCAATCTTGGCGTAATTCCAACAAATATTGTTCTAATATTTCAATCACTTGATGTTGTACTATTTCCCAAGTGAATCCTGCTGAAAAAATTAAATCTGTTGAAATATTAACAGGTATTTGCGTTGCTGTAGTAACAGTTACTACATGACCAATCGGTGCAAGTCCTAACCCCATTTGGTCTTGCGTTGGGTCTATTATTTCCTGAACATTACTGATTAAAACATCACTCGCCGGTTTATATTGTGCATCAAGAATTGTTAATTTGACAGTACCTCCACCGTTCCAAACAGGTGTTACTTTGACTGCTCCAACACCTTCTATCGCTTTTGTATTAACAAGATAATCTCGTATGTTACCGCCAAAAGCTTTTTCATCGAAACTATCAAAATAACGTTGTCTTATACTTTCAGTTGTTTCAATGTCTTGTGCCGGTACTAGAATGTCAATCAATTCAGCCGTTTTTAATCTGGGGACAGAACCTCCTAGCGGAAGAAGTGAACCTAAAAATTGATTGCCCTCGCTCCCCAATTGTTCGCAACGTACTTTATAAACTCCATCGGATATTCTTTCTTCTACTATATAACTTAATGTTGCATTAGGCATAGAAAAACGCCGTCCAATGACTTCAACATCAGACGGCGTAAATTCGCCTTGCAACACAGCATTCGTAGCAGGAAACGGAGTAATTCCTCGTTCTTTTGCTCTTCTTATTAAGAATTGCCGACTTGCTGTATCGCCAAAAGATTCGTTTAGAATATCCTCTAAAGCGATATATATTAGCTGTAATTCAACGGCTACAGAAGCGTTTGTATCCCAAATAACAGACCCTTCACGTTTATCGCGACTGTTTGAAATTCTATCTAGCATTCGTTTTAGAATACCTTCAAAGTTTTCATTCTCATACATTAAAAATTCACCGCCCTTGAGGCAATAAAATTACCAAAGATAGTTATCACTCTAAATGAGACATTTAATATTCCTTTTTCAGCAATTTTAAAATCAAAATCATCAACTTTGGTTATGCGTTTATCCCACAGCAAGGCTTCGGTTATTCGCCTTTTGACTTCCGGTATTACATAGCTCGTAGGCTTTCCAAATAAATCCAGTAATTGAACTCCATAATTGCGACTATATATTACATATTGATATCGTTCTGTAGAAATCATTTTATAAACAGCCTGTTCTACTGCTTTTAGTCCGTCAATATTTCCCCTAACACGATATTTATCGTTATCCAGTGCATATGTAAATGTCGGTTGTTCTTCTATGGTGAAATCTTGTTGTAGTATTCCGCTATTTTTAGGTATCATAAATGTCACGTCCTTTTTTGCATGTTTTGATGCACATACTCCACAACAAACCACTTCTTACTTGACCGCTCACAACATAAAAGAACTTTATCACCTTGTAAAAGCTTGTGATATGAAGTAATTTCAACTTCGTCATGTAAATTAATCTCCTGCTTAATATCAGGGTTATCAAAACTTAAAAATCCTTTTTTATCGCTTAACCCCAGACATATAATCAAATCATCTTCTTTTAAAGAAAAATAGTCATTTACTTTGATTTCTAAAGGTGATTCATATATAACTTCACCTGTCTGTATTTGTGCTGGACGAGTATCTTCATCAACTCGTTTAAGCCAATCTATGACCGCATATCTTTGTCCGCCTTGCTCTCGTATCAGCAATAATTCATCGTTTGGACGTATACCATGCCACAATTCTCCTTCTATTGTTAAATCAACAGAAAACTCTGTTATATACCTGCCTAAAACAATAAATCTCTCCGTAATAATCAAATCTGAGGCTATTTGAATCTGTATAGGGGCAACGGATATAACTTTGCCAAAATACGTGCCACTAGGCTTGTTTGCTTCAACTGTTTCTTGAACAATACGTCTAATCGTTTGTACTATATCTATACCATTAGCCAACAAACTCACCACCCCTAAGAACTAAATCCATGAAATGTTCTGATTGGTTAAATGTATGAGTGCAACTCTCAACAAGCATATAATTTTGAACCGTTATATCACCTAAGTTCAGCTTAATAACGGGCATACTGCCGGCACGAATGCTTAAATCTCCAATAGCATTAATAATTTTTAGTCTTCGTGTTTTGGCGTTAAATAAATCTAACAATGCATTTGCTTTTTCTACACCATTCTCGCCTTGTTGCAACGTTCCGTAATATTGCAAAAGACCCCAACGATTAATATTTTCGCCATGCTGAACTTCATAAACGTCATTCATCCCCGTTTCTTCATTTGCAAATACAAGCTTTACGCGGTTGTATGTATTATCATCAATACTTGATTCATAATCAAAATTTTCTCCTGTTTCTTCGTCTATCAGCAAATCAACCTTCATATCTCCAAGAGCTTTAAGTGTTAATTCACCAAAATCATCGTAAAATACATATAAATTTCCTGTATTAGTCAATTCGAGATTAAGTGCATCGTATATAATGTCAAACAAGCTTGTATCAGGCTCATTTCTTTCAGGTATTATATAGCTTGTTTCTTCTACGCTTCCGACCTGCAAATCGAACTTTGTTGCAATCATTCGTATCACATCAGATGCCGTTTTATCGGTGTAGTTTAGGGTATCTTTATTTTTTAAATACCTCATTTGGTCATAAGCTGTAACACTTATGATA